ATCCGCCGCCATTGGCTGATGGTGCGCCACCAAATAATGATGCTGTAGAGCCTTCTATTGTTGAAGGCTGAAATAATTTTGTAAGGCCGCTAGCAAACTCACCAAACACTGGGGCGAATGCTTTTTCAAGCGCGATCTTTTGAAGCTGTTTTAATATACCATTGGCAAAGTTCTCAAAGTTTAGGCCGCCTTCAACCAGTGAATCGGCAAATGACCTGCTCCACTGTTCTGATGCTGATTTTAAATCGCCAAATAATGATTTACTTTCTCCGGCTGCTTCATTCAGTCCGTCTAGCGCCAATCTTGCCCGATCAACTCCAACCTCGTATTGCTTCTGGCTTATTAGTGCTTCACCAGTAGCTTTATTTACGGTATTTTTCCAAAGGTTTAATTTTTCAATCTGGTCATCATATAACTGTGTTGAGGTTTTTATTGATTGCGCGAACTGGTCAGCCTGTGCAATTAGCGGGTTTTCTACTTTGCCGCTTTTAATCAACTCCTCCATTTCTTCGCGAGCAAGCTTTATGCCCAGTGTATATTCATCAAAACTAATCAAGGCTTTGCCCGTTTCAGCGTCAACCGTAGTTCTGAACTTTACTAGTTGAGAAACTTGGTCGTTAAATAAATCAGTAGGGCTTTTAAGTGACTGTAGAAATTGCTCTGAATCTTGGAACAACTGTTTTTTTGCAGCTAATGCCGCCGCTGTTTCTATGTTTCCGGCTAGTATGGCATCTACTTTTTCCTTTTCTTCAGCGACAATTTTAGCGGCTGCGGCAGCTATCGTTCCGTCTCGATCTGGATCGTTAACAATATCCGTTAGTATCTTATTTACACGCTTAAACTCATTTGCTTTTTTGGTGGCGTCATCAAAATTCTTTTGTACCGTTTTTAGCAGACCTTTTGTCTCGGCCATCCCAGGGAACAAACTTTCCGACTTTTGAACAGCCGCTAGTTCTTCGCTTAAATCTTTTGCCCTCTCTTTAGCATCTTCGAAATTATCGCTTAGTTCTAGTAACCGTTTTCTCGCTCCTGCTACTGTCAATTTATCAACAGATTTTGCAAGCAATGCTGTGCTGTCGCTAGCGCCTGCGGCATTACGCGCATATAGAAATAAAGATCCTGCCGCAATAATAAACACACCGAGAGGGCCACCTAAAAAGGCCATTGACACCTTTAGGGTTGTTGCTGCAAATGATGCCGCGTTCATTCCAATAACAGCCCTGCTCATTGCCGTTACAAGGTTGGCACCCATGACAAGTGCTAGTCCTTGCCCTACGGTCTTCACTGTGTCTATGTTCTCAGCAACAGAAATTGCCACATCACGAAATGACGCCATCCCATCTAAAGCGGCAGGGGCTATAATTGCGCCTATAGCTGACCCAGCTTCGTCGGCAGCACTCATAACTAATTGCAATTGTGCGCTAAATGAGGTAGAAGCCACCGCAGCTTCCTTGTTTAGTGCTATATTTGATTCCCACTCACTATTGGCTTGAGATAGAGCATCAGCTAGAACATCAGTTCTGGTTGATAGCGTACCGAGGACTTGAGTTGCCCTAACGCCATTTAAACCCATTACACCCAAGACTGACGCAACATCACCTCCCGAAGATTGTATTTCACCAAGCCCGTTTATAAAATCCTGAAAAACTTGTGCTGATTTCCCATTAAAGAAATCATCGCGCAGTGCGTCACCTGCACGGCCAGTAACTTCTTGTAGAAGCTGCAATTCTTGGCCGCCACCGCGCAGTGCGTCATTGATCGCTTGAAAAGAAAGACCAATCTGCGTACCGCCGGCTTCTGCTTCCACGCCTACTGCTTTTAATGCTGTGGAAATGCCTAGTACTTGTGCCGCGCTAACGTCAAACTGCGAGGTGGCCTGTGCTACTCGCGTGGCTGCGCTAGTGATCTCTGATTCTGTTGCTGCGAAATTATTACCTAGCTGAACAATAGTAGAACCGAGTCGGTCAACATCACTAATAGCCGTTCCGGTAACTGTCAGGATTCTTGCAAGCGAGGTTGCTGCTTGCTCGCCTGCCAAGTCAGAAGACAACCCCAGTTTACCAACCGTTTCAGTAAATCTTAGAATATTAGCCGTACCATTAACACCAAGCTGGCCTGCACTTTGTGCAATCTCTAATAATTCAGACGAAGCAACAGGCAGAACACGAGAAAGCTCCCGAATGTCTTGGCCTAACCCTGCAAGCTCATCGCCAGCAATATTGGTTGTTTTTCCAACGCCGATTAATCCGCGCTCGAACTCAGCAAAGGAATTGATCGTGCTTCTTATTGCCGCCGCCGCCCCAAGTGCGGCAAATGCCGTTCCGAGTCTTTTAATTGTTGAAGCAGCCGCTCCACCCTTGCCTTCTAATCTGTCCAGATCGCCCGTAGCTCTACGCACGCCTTTAGAATCTACTCGTATTGATAGGTTTGCAACATCAGTCATTATTTGCCCCTAAGCGCGATTTTAATTAAATTGCTATCTGGCCTAGTGTTACCAACAAACGGACGTGGCGCGTCTTTACCGTCATATTCACCATGCTTGTTTTGATAAGTAACGCTCATTAAATACACCGCTTTCGATTCAAACCTGTTTAAATTAGACCCTGTGAGACTGTTCCACGCATTCAATTCTGACCATTCAGTTTTAAACCCATACTCCATTGCCATTTCTGCAACATAATAACAATAATCGATATTAGGCATGTCAAACTTTAGTGATTCCCTCCTTGGAATCTTACTATCTTTTGACCGAGAATTAACCCAAGCTAGTTGATCCGCATAATTGCACAAATCATCTAGCGTTTGGGCAAAAAACTCTTTTCATCACCTAGAAAGTTTGCTATCTGTACAGCTACTATTTGCCCCTTATGATTGTAAATATCTAAGGCATTTTTCCGGTTAAAAATAAGCTCTTTTCCTTCAAGTTCAACATTAACCCAGCCGGTAGTTATATCAGCCAAATATTCAGCAAACCTTTCAACGTCTTTTAAATCGCCAGCTTTTAATCTGGCGTCTTGAGCTTGCTTTGTGTGGCTAGCATAAACCGTTATGACAATATCACTATCCTTTCCCGTGATCGGGTTTACAATAGTGCAATCAGCTGTATCATTTGCTATTAATAGAGATAAGTCCATTACGCAGCTACTTCAACAACGCCTTGATAATCGATACGCAAGTTAGCTGTAATAGCTCTAAGCGTGTCACTATCACCACCGGCACTAACAAGGCTAAATACTTTAGCTTGGAAGTAATCAATCTCACCGCTTGAAAATTCAAACTTAAACGTGTAGCTGTCGTCTGATGTGCTGGCAGTTTTTAAGATAACCTGTCCTGCATCAGTTCGACTGACACCAATTTCAAGGGGAACTTCTGGCTCGTCGTATGAGCCTTTTATGTGCTGAGTTCCACGAATAGCTAGGTTATTGTATGCAATGTCAGTATAAACGCGGCCCTTGTCTGGGAAGTTTGTTACTTCGCCAACAACCGTGTAAGTTACACCCGCATCGGCAAATCCTGCCGCATCATAAGTTGGTGGTGCGTCTGCGCTAATGGATACTTCAACGCCGTCAAATGTAATTGGGTTAGCCATGTTAATTTCCTGTGATTGATTGATAATTGATTATAACAGACACTATGTAATATGCACCATCACGAACGCCTGCACTTCGCGATGTTGATTTAATTCTTACTATCTTACTGTTGTATATTAAGTCACCGCGTGGGAATGCCGTGGCTAATAAGTCTGCTTTTAGTATTGCTTGCCCTTTTCCCCCGTCCAATGGGGCGATTACGTCAACTTGATAAACACCTAAGTGATCTAACGCGCTAATATAGCTAATCCCTATCGGGGCGGTGTCTGCTGGTAATAATGTAGGTCTTACAAATAATGTTCCTACAGTTGGCTTGTAGTCGATATTCTCCCAAGCGACTGGAATGCTATTGTCTGTCGCAAATGTATTTAAGTTCGTGTCAAGTGCCGCTGATATGTCTAAAAAGTGAGAACTCATATTAAACGCCTAGATTGCTTTTTAATTTCTCGCTCAAATTCCAGTGCTGTGACCTTAACCATACCGCTAGGGGCTTGTGTAGAGCTACCATCTTCAATTACTTTTGCATAGGGTAGATTGTTAGTTAAATAGATAGAGTCGCCTAGATTAGCTTGTGAGGCCTCTAAGACGACCTCATTGATTGCGGCCTCAGCGCCGGAGCGTTCGATAACCGCTTCCTTTTCTCTGTTTACGTCTGTCTGCCAATTACCTCGAAGCCTACCCGTCTTAACGGGCGTTCTTTTAATTATTTGACTAAACAGTGCAATAGTCGTGTCACGAAATACTTTCTCCGCATTGCGCTCGGCTTTTACTGTAAAATTTCTTAATTCTGAAGCGAATGACACGTTAACTCCTTAACTGAACTTCATATATAACTGGAGTTCCGGCTGGGATTGTCTCTCTAACCATTACCACCTGATAAGCCACCGAATTAACTGTAAATACATCATTGGTTTCTGGCTTACTTCCAACTTCCAACAAAAACCGTTTGTCAGTCGCCAGTATTGAAGCTCCGTCTATTCTACTGGTTTGAAAATCAAGCAACACACCTTTTGCCGTGTATGCTGTTGTACTGCCGCCTGTTGTTGCACCTAAAGCTGGATTAAACGTGCCATCTTCGTTATCATGCGACCACGTTGCTGTTTGCCCTTTATCTTTTAACAGCCTTGCTGCTGTTGACGCTAGGCCAGTGTAAAAAGTCATACCCTAGCAACTTTAAACGCTAGACCGCTACTAATGTTAGTTAGCTTTCGTTCTAATGCTTTAATTTTAAGATTGTAAACAAATGGTGCTGCGTTATCAGCATATTCAACTTCGATTACATCTACTTTTTCGCGTTTGACTGCTCGAGCTACTGTAGCCAATGGATCGTCGCCGCCATCAATCGCTAATGCTACCTCACACTGCAAATCTTTTAATAGTGTGGGAATTTCATTTGTATCTATTATGAAGCCATCAAGATACACATTAAATCTAGGCCATTGCATTGTCTGGGCTTTGGTTTGCTTGTCACCGATAAACGGTAGTTGCTCTACATAGATAGCCGCATTTAGCAATAACTCGGCTGCAATACCTAAAACAATAGCGCCGTGATTCGTTGCATAAGTTTCAAAATCTGCATCGCTTATATAGGAATTTGCTCCAGCTACTATTGCACCAGTTTCGACTACTGTTGTCATTATAAAAACCTATGCTTTATATGATGATTTTGATTTCTTTAACTTACTGACAGTGTTGGTTAACTTGTCAGTATCTTTTAAATCTGATTTATTGACCAATACGGGCTTACCGTTTCGATATACTGTAACTGTTTCTAATTTGTGGCTCATTTGATTACCTGTTAGTAATACAATCACGGCCCGAAGGCCGCAAAAGTAAACGGTTAATATTAGCCGTAAAGGTTTACAGTGTGTTCAGGCTTGATGTTTTTCACACCCCAAGCTAGACCAACTTCGTAACGAACCTTTCTATATCCTTTATAGATGGCGAATTCCATCGACAGACCAGAACGCGGGTCAGTTATAATGATAACGTCTTCCGCCATATCGCCTTCTTCAGGACGCGCAGGAGAACGAGCCGCCAATACTAAGGCAGATCGTGCAAAACACATATTACGCGCACCAGCGGCAACACTTGCCACTGCTATGGCTGAGGCTGCAATAGCTTGTCGTAAGCCAGGAGCCGCGATAACAATAGTGCCAGGCCCGTCAATACCAGTTGTAACAAGGTACTGATTAGAGTCGCCGGCGAAAGTAATTGAATCACCTGCGATAATCTCATTAGCGCCGGTAATCAAAGGAATGTTAGTCACACCAACTGCGAATCCAGCCGTGGTAGTAGTGAAGTTTCCATCACTGTCACCAATTGCTGGGGTTAAGATCTGCGCTGACTCACGTAAAGGCATACCAGCAACGTCGAGCAACACGCCCTGTCGTAATATGCTATCAGTACCAGCAGAGTTAACCGCTGATTGTAAACCGATCATGTTGACGCCGGCAGTAGTATTAAATACTAGCTGTGGGTCTATATCGCCGCCGTTATCTTTCAGGACTTGTCGAGCCAAAGCCGCCGCTGTGTAATCGTTAGCAGTGCCAAAAGGAGTTGTTCCTGCTGTTCCTACTGCCCG